TTCTTTGTTTGCGTTCACACGAATAGGATCCATTAAATCCTTATCAGCAATTAATTTTTTTAATTGCTTAACATGTGATTCGTCCACAGGTCTATTACCTCGGACTTTTTTGAATATAGAGTAATCTCTAGTTTCAAAAAATTTATTATTTACTGCTCTTGTCATTTTTTCCTCCTAACTGAAAATTAAATATGCAGCTCCACCAAAAATTAATAATAAAATTTTAGGTGGGATTGTTAATAAAAGAAACAAAATAACCATTTTAATTATCAGGTCGGTCATTTGCCTCCTTCAATTGGTCGTCAATTAACCTGCGTGCAGTTTCTTCGTTTATAGGATATATTGGTATATCATCGAATCGCATTGCACATTGCTGAAGTTTTTTTAAAGCACCTTGATATTCATCATCTGAATATTCTAAAGGCATATGTCCATCAGCAGCTACTAATGGTATTTGACTAAGTATGTCATCAACTTTAGTTGCCCAGGTATTAAAAACCGTAGAATCTGATTTAGTTTTTAGATTTTGGCTCATCATACCTCCACAAATTAAACTTATTAATGATTTCATTTAAACCATTATGAAATTTAATCTTACCATTAAGTATATCTTTACATCTGAGTGTTTGGTAAACTTCATGATTGACCACCAGTTGTAGTTCTTTAGTTGACTCGTTAAACTCAACTGAAAAGACATGAGTCATGACAACGCTCTTAGGTTTAATTTCCCAATCTGGTTTTAAAACCAAAGCTTCGCCTATCTTTTCAGTAATTATTTGCTTTTCTTGAGCAGACAATCCTTCTTCTTTTCCGTCTGTTTTCATGGTATCCTCTTTGTTATTATTTTTTTTAAAAAACATGAATTGTATATAAACATTTTAATGGGATATGCAAGGAAAAAATACTATGGGATAATATAGGAATTTATGACAAAATTTGTATTAGTTATGTATCTTTGTAGTACCATCACAGGAATATGCCCCTCTAATTCCATTCCAGGGTATCAATTTGATAATCATTATGATTGCGTAGTAACAGGTTATAGAGTGGCTCATAACACCTTTAAAGGGCTCGAACAGACAGAAGAAATGGACAGAGAACAGGTGGAACGTGAAAAATTAGTAGTTAAATTCGAATGTAGGCCTATAAACCTACCAAAAGAGCCAAAAATAATAGTCCCTCAAAAGAAACCAAAAGTAGCCACATAGTTGCAATGTGTGCTTATTTTGATATATAATAATATATGAAGCTATATCGTGTCCAAGCAAGATACAAAGATATGTATTTTAATAAGATATTGGAGGCAGAAAGCGATAAAGCAGCTCTTGACAAGTTTGCTACAGGGGTAGAGTCAGGAGAAATTGTAGGAACCGATGAAGGGTTCTTTGATCCCAACAGAGTGTTCCTCACATTTGAGGAGGTTGATAAAAAAGATGTCAACGTTACAACAAGTAGTTCAGGACAAACTGAACTTGGAGCACAAATGGGCGAAGCAGGCGGCTGATGGTCAGGCAGAAGAAATGAAATGGACTGCCATAAGAATAAATGACCTAAAGAAGCAAATAGACAATGCTGTTGAACAAAGTAAAAAGTTTAGCATAGCAAGTTAAGTAGCCCAAAAAATTAATTTTTTCCCTAAGACTCGTGCGCTCTAAATTTTCCAAAAAAACATTTTTTTAATTTTATACACATTGATACGTCTAAATAATTTTTTTAGAAAAATTGTTTTACTAACTTCTGGAGGATTTTGAAAAAGTGCTCATGTTATAATAGGTTATAAAAAAAATAAGGAGCAAAAATGACGTACGAATGGAAACATCCAAACCACTATAAAGAACTAAGAAAAATTCGAGAAGAATTTTTTAAAGACCAGCAGCCCGAAGACGAAAAAGATTTATCTGAGGAGGACAAACAGGACAGTCAGAAATAATTTTACGTTTTTCTGAAGCATCATACCAAGTTTCTATTTGTCCGGTGTCCTTACACCTCTTACAAACTATATCTTTACTCTTTTGCTTCGCCCCAACTTCGTCCAAGTGCAACGTCAACCTTGAAGGGGACTTTGAGATTTTCGATCGCATTTTCCATCACCTCCTTCACTCCCACTATATCACTATCATCATTTATAGAAAAGCATAATTCATCATGAATTTGTAGGAGGGGTTGATAACCTTGTTTATGGCAATTAATCATAGCTTGTTTAGTTTGATCAGCAGCAGATCCTTGGATTAACCTGTTTAAAGCCTTATAAGTAAAGGCTCTTCTTATATTATTTCCATATATTGCTTTAGCCTCTTCGTATTGCATCGCCTTATTCATTCCGAAGGTAGCAGGCTCCCACATATCAAATCGGCATTTACGACCCCTTATCGTTCGAATAAAGCCATATTTTGAAGCGGAATTAGTAACTTCAGTTGCTAATCTTTTAACAAAAGGTACTCTAGAATTGTATTGATTTAAAAGGATTTCTGCTTTGTCTTTAGAAATACCCAATTCCTTAGCTAATTTAGCCTTACCCATACCATAGAATAAACCAAGGTTAATTGTTTTAGCATGAGTTCTACTTATTCCTGCCATATCTGCCACAATTTGGTGGAAGTCCGCAGCTTCGTTTTTATAAGCATCAATAAATTCATCAGCTCCCGTAAATTGCTGATCAACACTTGCAGCATAATGCGCTACAAGTCTTGGCTCCTGTTGACTATAATCAAAAGATCCCCATTGTTTACCTTCTTCAGGTAAAAATAAACTTCTAATTTTATCTCCATATTCTTTGTTTCTTGCTGGAATTTGTTGTAAATTCGGATTTGAATATGAAAGTCTTCCTGAAACAGTTCCACCTTGGTCAGATCTCAATTGATTTATTTCTGAGTGTATTCTACCTTTGTGGGCATAACGTTGAATCGAGTCTATAAATGTGGAATGGAATTTATTTATTTCTCTTGCTTGTCTTATTAGTTGCGCTATCGGGTTATCACAGTTCACTAACCAATTTTGGGTAAAGCTGGGCTCATCGCTTTTCGGTGTCCGTGGGTAGTCAACACCTATTCTATCAAACACCTGCGCTACAGATCTTGCAGCCCAAATGTCCACGTCTAAAGTAGTTTCTTTTTTAATTTTACCTAATACCTCAGACTCTTTACCTTTAAATTCTTTTTTAAGAAGCGAAGCTTTTTCTTCATCGACTCTTATTCCTCTCATTCTAGTATCTATTAAAATAGGTAGCAGCTCCATCTCCATTTCCCATACATCATTTAAACTTTGTTTAGAAATTTCTGTTTTAAAACGCTGCCATAAACGTAAAGTTAAACCTGCATCTTGTTCAGCATAAAATCCTACGTAACCTGCGGGTAGTTTCCATAAATCTGCTTTAGGATCAATTCCCCATTCCTTTGCTTTTTCATTTAAAAAAGTTTCATTTTTAATTTCACCAAGATAATCTTTCGCACAAGAATTTAATGCAAAGCTAAATCTATTTTCATTAATTAAAGCTGCAGCTATCATTGTGTCAACTATAGGCCCTTTGACTTGAAATCCATTTATTTTTAACCAACCTACATCATAGCTGGCATTATGAAAAATTTTAGTTGCTGGAGTGTTAAGCACGTCTTGCATCCATGCAGTAGTAATCGCAAGATCCATATTACCACCTGCGTCATGTTGAATTGGAAAATACCATTGCTGATCATAAGCAGCTACTGCAAAACCAACTATAGCACCATCAAAAGTTGCCCAACCTGGGCCTTTTGTTTTAATATTTGGATCTTTGGTTTCTAAATCTATAGCTATTTCTTTTGCATTTGAAAGATCGGGGTACTCCGGGGGGCATACCCAATCAGAATCATTATAAATAAAATTTAATTGATGTGTCATTTATCTACTACCCAAAAAAAAGCGTTTAATGTAAGTCTGCCAGTTTCAATGTCTTTTCCATAATTTCCTAACGAACTATGATTTATTCGAGCATCGTAAAAAACTGCTCGGTTTTTTATAAATTTAGATATAAGAGTTTCTTTTTTTTCTTCATCATAAAAACAAGTGCCAGAATTTAAATTAGTTTCTGATAAGTTAATAACCATAGCATAATCCATATCATCATCTTTATGAATCCAATCTGTAGTTTCTCCCACTCTAAGATGAACAGAAAGATTTACTTTCCATTTTAAACCAGAGATTATATGACCTATTTTTTGATTAAATTCTTTTAAAAATAAAAAATAAATTGGTTGGGTTGCAGCTTCTGTATGCAATAGTTTACTTCTCTTACCAGGCCAATATTGATTCTTATAATTAAAATTATTTGTTAATTCTTCCTTTGTATATAAGGGTACAGTTTTAAAAAAATTTTCAAATTGATCAAAATAATCAAAAAAATTGTCTTTTATAAAAATCAATTTTTCCTCTTTAAATAAAAATTACCTGAAATTGTAATCCTATAATCATCACTAGAATAAAATGGGTATACATAATGTCTTTGACCAGATTCAAATAGTAAACCTGTTCCGTTCCAAGTTTTATCTACTGGAACAGCTAGTTCAATGTTTTGATGATAATCGTCAGTGTAATGAATAAAATTAAAATTCCCATTCTTAGGTTTCTCCCTCATTGAAGGAGGAGCAAATTTATCTTCTTCTTCTCGGGTAAATGGAATTGATAAAAAAACTACAAAAGAAAGAATTCCAGCATGCTTGTGAATTGGGTTAAATTCATTTTTTTTCTGAAAGTTTACCCACACATCCCCTAACTTAATATCAAAGGGATAATCTTCTATTACTCTACCATCATTTGTGCGATATTTAGGTTTTTCAATATCATCATAAAAATGACCTATTTCCTGAACTCTTTTTTCAAAAATAGGACCTTCATTTAATACACTAAAAAAATAATTTCTCATTTCGTCTGTTACATTTAATTGATATTCTTCTTGAATATGTCCTACTAATCTACTGTTGTATTTAATCTTAGCTTCTTTGCATTTTTCCCATAATAATTTTTCTATTTTTGGGGGCAATTTAAAAGATTGTGCTAGGTTTTTTTTAGGACTTTTTATTATCATCTTTAATTTTTAAAATTTCTAACTCGCAGTAATGAATTATTTTTTCTAAATCTTCTACTTTATTTTTAAATAAATATCTACACACATATTTCACTACGTTTCCTTGAAAGAATGAAAGATTATTTTTAGATATAAATTCATAAGGTTGAATGGTAAAATGTTTGTAATGGGATCCTCCAATTTGCTTATCTTGTGGAAAAGCATCTTCAAGTAAATCTTTATTTGTCATAGTTAGCCTCGTATTGTTTAAAATATTTTCCTAATGGAAAATTATATTGATGATAGGTGCCTAATAAGTGAAGAGTTTGCTTAGATCTGGTGGCACCTGTGTACCACACCCGAAGTTCTTTTACTTTTTCTGATACATTTTTCTTTTCAAAATGCGAAGGAAAATTACATTTACTGGCTAAAACTACGTTGTCAGCTTCTCCACCTTTAACTTGATGTATCGTATCAATAGTAATTTTAGGTGGTTGCGTAAGATCCACACCTTCTTTCATTAATTTAGCAAAATATTGTTTGTCTTTATCTTTAAATTTTCTTTTAAATACTTGATTCCATGGACCTTTTTCATCACGCATACCACACCTTAAGTGTAATTCTTCAAATGTAAAGACTTGATTTGGATGTGCAAAACTCCATTTTTTACTGTCATGTGTCCGGTATCCGTGGTCTATGTTTAATAAATATTCGTACATTATGCAGGCTTCCTCTCTAGAAATAGAACCACCCTCACATATTTTAGTCCAATACTCGATTGCTAAAAATTGCCCAGGATCAAATGATTTATTACCTTTTACATCTTGATAATATAAAGACAGGTTACGTGCCTCCTGTTGGAGTTCTTTTTTTACGTCATTAATTCTAGCTAACACCATCCAAGTACCTTCCATATCCCAAGGAACTTTCTTTAAAGAATTCCATTTATGAACACTACCTTCTTTTTGATTTGAGTAAAATTCTTTTTTAACACGATTATTTCCCATACTATTTAAAAGACCTTTAGAGAATAAATGTATATTTTTATTAAGCCTTACTGATTTTTTTAAAACTAATGACTTACCTGGAAAATTCTGGAACAAGGTTACATCCGCACCATTCCATTCATAAATAGCTTGGTCATCATCCCCTGCTATATAAATTCTATCTACATGCTTAGCTATCTTAACTACCATGTCCCATTGTAAGGGGGTAAGATCTTGGGCTTCATCCACCATTAACACTTTAAAAGGAATCACTAAACCATTTGTAATGTATCTTTCAACCATATCTGTAAAGTCTAGTCTGTCCGGTGTCCGTTGTCCTGTAGGCGTTTCCATAGTTTTAAATTGTTCGTAACCAGCAATAATGGATTTAAACTGCTGAAGTCTTACAGCTTTTCTAGATTGCTGTTTATACAACCACACAGGATCAACCTTCATGTTTCTAGATCTATCATAAATTTGTAATGACCAGTTGTTATAAACTTTAGCATCATCGTAATTATCTTTATAATTAACTTTTACAGTTCCGTATTGAGTATGGAACATCAGAAGGTCTGCTTTAGGATCTAATACTGGGATTTCGGCAAATTGTTGTCTTGCCAAAGAGTGTAATGTTCTAAAATATTTAAAATCATCCTCATTATATTCTTTAAATTTTTTTCTAACTCTACTAACACATTCGTCCACAGCTTTATTAGTAAATGATATGTAACATATTTCATCGGGTGAATACCCTTTTTTTAAATAACGTTGAACACGTTTTAATAAATTTTCAGTCTTACCTGTACCTGGGGGTCCAAATATTTTAATTGTCTTCCCACGCAGCTTTTGGCTTAGCGAACTTGACATCTTTGTTTTTATGCTCCATTTGTTTTGGTAAAGCCACCACCCAATGTCTACTGTCTATGCCTTGGAATTTTTTCTTTGGCTTTGCTCCACCTTGTTCTAAAAATCTTGTGCATTCTTTTTCATTCCAATTGTATCCTAGTTTTTTCATAAAAGACCTAAATGTCTCTAGTTTAAATCTCATTTCAGAATCATCCCGCCATATATTATCAGAATCTATTTGATCAAATTCAGTAGTGTCTTCAACATCTTCTAAAAATCTTGCCATTCTATTGTTGAACACATCGTCTCTTTCTTCCACCGCATCAAATCCTTCCATATCTTGTTTGTTAGTTATTAATTCATCTAGCCAATCTCTGTATGGATCTGGATCTCTTTTTGTAGGTTTTAATGGTCTCCATACTATGTCGTAATTTAATAGTTGCTCCCCCAATAGTTGTTGTTGGTAAAGTTGTTTTGTAGATAATCTAATTGATTTACCTTGTATAGGTAATATCCAATAAGGTTCTGGGTATGAATTGACCTTCAGAAGTTTACCTACTTCGGGCAAAGCTTCGTTAGCACCGATACCAAGTTTTCTTTTTATGCATTCACTTGAAACACAATGCATTCTAGCAATTGATGTTTTACATTTGTAAGTATAATCTTTGTTTTCTACTCCTTTGAATATAGCTTGAAGTTCTTTAGGATGTAATTTTTCAGAACATACTTTATTCATCATGTCTCTAGTTAATTCTTCATACATAACTGGATCTGGATTAATTTTTTTAGCTAATACAGCTACGTTAAACATAGCATCATTTCTACCCTCACCTTTTTGAACTTTATTTTTCATAAAATTAACTACGCAAGGTGGGTAATCTTTTGTTTCATCATCACGGAATATTTTAATTTTTTTAAAATCTTGTGGTGTGAGTCTAAATTTTTTTACAAAATTGAATAAGTCTTCAATTTTAATTGAATTGCATTCATCATCCATTGCAACTCTTGTTGGCATGTGGGCTTTTTGGTAGGGAAGATTTACAAAATTACCTTTTCTTTTATCATCCCAATTTTCGGGAGTAAGATCTACTTCGTCTTGTGCTGGAAAAATATCTGTTGTTGTGTCGTTGATACCTAAGTCAGATGCAATCTCAATTAATTTTTTTCGCATTGAAGATGCTGCAACAACACCATCAATAAATAAAATTAAATGGAGTCCGTTGGATTTTGATCTGAACGGGACGAGTGGGTATTTTCTCTTACGAATAATGGATATAAGGTCTTGATGGCGTATATTATAACGATCAACATCGATGACCCCCCAATTGCATGTATTATCATCTCGAATGGGAACTGATCCATAGTAGGCTTCTCCTTTTAAATGTTGTTTCCAATGCTCTATCGTCATCGGTGTAGGTTCAAGCCAATGTTTGAATTCTGCCTTACCCTTCGAGTTTCTTTTTCCCGTAGGTTTGGAAACACCAAAATATGTAGTTGAGCCCTGGAAGAGTTGTACAAACTCCCCCAGGGTCTTGTCAAGTAGAGCCATAAATTAGAATGGAGTTTTAGCTGCCTGTTCTTCTTTATTGTGATTAACTCTTACTGATCCTTTTTTACAACTTTCGTAAAAATCAAAAGCTGCCTTCATAACCTCTTCACTATCTACTCCTCCAAGGTGTTCAATCTCCCAACCGAACCAAGATCCAAGATTATTTTTCTCTAAAACAGTTTTTAAAGAATATCTTTGAGTAAATGGTGCTGGTTTAAAAAACCCTGCGCCACTTTTTCTTTTCTGTCTTAAAGACATCATCATTGAGTTCCACTTTTTAGATTTTTTTCTTTGAGTGGACTTCATTGTTAGTAAAGCAGTAGATGTTTTATCTGGCTCTACTATCAAAACATAATGAGAGGCAGTCTCTTCAATGTAGTTCCCATTTTCAAGTCTGTCTTTGCCGTCATCACCTCTTGTAGTTTTACTCATGATGTCAGAGTCGCTTGAATAAACATTTACTGGAGCAACAGCACCTTTTTCTCTGTCTTTCCATTCAATGTATTCAAGCTTATAATAACAAGGAACTACGGTAATACCTTTGGTACCATCATATAGTTCATCTGTTACTGTGTTATAAATCATTCCTGCTCTAGCTTCTGAAATGAATTGACTATCACCCTGTGTTACCTGTGGTGATAATTGTCCTAACACTTTTAGGAATGGTAATGCTAAACTCTTAGAGTCTACATTCTCAAATCCCGCATCGCCAAATTGCTCGATGTTAATCGCTGCAACTGCGCCCGCCTGTTGTTTAATCGCTACTTCGTTCGATTGTTCGTCTTTTGTCTTCACGTTTTCCTCCGTTATTTGTTATTTGTTATTTTCGTTTTATTTGCAATATACACTCCAAACAAATCAAATGGTAATTCCTTAC